ATAACTTCTTAAAAACACCCAATTCAATTAGCAACTCTTCCGTATTTTTCCAGGACATTAACTCACTCTTAATCGAATCTAAATTTTCCAGTTCGCTGGAATCGTAGCTGCATGCTAATACACATGCTGTACGAGTATCGGTACCGAATGTACCGATGATCCAGTCAGATAACTGAACTTGTTGTGCGTTCATTTTCATTTCCTCCAAAAAACGACGACCCATCATAGTTTTCATCAACAATTGGGTTTGTCTATCGATTAGAAAACTTTCTAAGACAAGTATAAATTTATCTGTATCATTCAGCAACTCTAATGGTGCTGAATCCACAGCTAATTGAGCTGTTTCCTCACTCATTGGGAATTTTTCCAAAATAGCTTTCTTTGCTTCTGCTTTCTTAAGATCAATATTTTCAATGATAGCTTATGTACACATAATTTCAATCTCCTATTTCTTTTTATTAGCAACTTGCTGTTCAAGTTGCTTAGACTTTTTGACCAATTCCTCGACTTCATGAGATTGGTATTGTTTTATAACCTCTCCTTGATCGTCGATTTTCTGCTGTAACTGTTGTATCTGTTGATATTGCTGCTCTACTTTAGAAGTAGTCACAATAGTATTATAGATTAGAGCACCAATTAATGCTAATACTATAACAGATATCAAACCTACTATAAACGCTGCAAATTTTTTCTTTTTCTTAGTAGGTTTTAATTTTATGGTGTTTTTTACTGCATCATAAATTGAATTAAATTTACGAAGAACTTTGAAGGTTTCTACATTTCCAAGAATGAAAATGTTTTCTTCAATTTCTTCATAACTGAATCCAATAAAATAAACATGCTCTACTTTATTGGATGCATCTTCCTGATTAAATGATTTGTTAAACTTAACTTCAACCTTATAGGTTTCAGCTCCTTCTAATTCAGCATCAGGTACGATGAATGTTCGATATTCTTGGTAATATCTTGAACTTGGTTTGTCTAGATATAATATTCCAGGAATATCATTTTTGGTGAATGCTTTTAATTCACCATAGTTACCTTTCCAGGTGACAGCATCGTCAATCATATCGTTTAGATACGACTTTTCTGTTTCCATTTGACCTCCTTTGATATAAATTTAAATTGAGTTAATAAATACATAACTCTTTCACTATTATAATATACAAGTAAAATTTTTAATTTTTGCAAAAGATATGGGAGTGGGGAATATTCCCCACTCCACTTTTATACATTTATTGGTATTCTAATATCTTTAATCTTAGCACTTATCCGTGGTTTATGTGTCGTATCTCTAAGGATATGGACGGTTCTAGGACCTAGCATTTTGTAATCTTGATCTATTTTAAGTTCTTCTTTATCCATATAAACGTTAACGATACGATTGCTTGTTAGGGTCTTATAATTAGGTGGAACGGTATATACATTATCTTCTAATGTAATCATAAGATCGACTTTCATTATACTCACCTATTTCTTAATTCCAAATGCTTTAGCCACATCAATCTCATGTAGTTTAATGGTACTATCATGGAATGCTTTCATGGCAATGTTTTTAATACGAGATGCAAGTTGAGGTAATGCTACACCAACATTCTTAAATCCAGCACGATAGAAGAAGTTACCAGCACATACATTACAAATCTTACCCTTTTCTTTATATTCACATAAAGAAGAGAATCTCATCTTAACAGTTTTACCGATGTAGTTATTGATATTATCGGAAGTAAGTTCTACTACTTTATTACCTTCAACCACATAGCAATACATAACCATACTAGCGATCTTCTTATCGATAGTAATTGTAATAGTACGTTTAGTACCACAATCAGAACCAGCTGGACCTAGAGTAAGGTGTTGGAATGCTCTGAGGAATAGTTTTTCCCAATAACCACCAACTTGTGTTTTAACACCACGTTTATATGGACCTTCTGTCATAGACTTAGCCATATTAACATAGTCTTCTCTACTAGTACCTTCAGCATAGTTAGATGTAATAATATTATAACCCTTAGATGGGTCAGGGTCTTTAGATGCACCTTTAAGAACAAAGATATTCTTAAAGTTGTTACCGAATTTACCCTTAGCACCAGAATCATATAAATCCATAGATGGATCTAGACCTAATTCTTTCTTAGCTATATCTAATAACTCTTTTTCAATTTTAGAAATAGCATAGAGTTTCTTATCTGGATCTTGTAAATCTTTTTCGTATTGTTTAAGAAGCTTTTCTTTATATGGGCGTAAGAATTTACCCATCATAAGCATCTTATCACTAAACCCAGCACTTAGAATATTAGAATAAGGTTGGAATTTTTGTGTACGAATAAGATAGTTTTTAAGAACCTGTAAATCAATCTTATCTTCTAGTAAAGCACTAGAGAGAGTATCATTGATATAATCAAAGATTTTATCATTTACTGGTTTATTGATATAATGGAATAAATCGAATAAGTCTTGTTCGATAAAGCACTTATTAAATACCCATCTACCTACAGTAGTTCTGAAACTATTTGTATTTTTATTTCCCTCTGGTCCATAAGTCCCAGGAGGAACGTCAATAATATCATATGTATGGAATCTAGCTTTACCATCAAATACACCGAATGTTTCCATCATGAATGATAAAGATTCAGTTTGCTTTTGAGTTATACTAAATAAATATTCTAGATCTTTAAGATCTGTTATTACTTTAGCTCTACGATTATCAGAAGCCATGTTAGTCCTCCTTTTTGAATAATTACTTATATGTAAACCCATATAATTTTGGCGGAAAGATATGGAGTACCCAATATTGGGTACTCCGTTATCATTATCCATATGGTATAGTAGTATGACATCCATCCATCAACTTATCATACCTTAAATGCACTGAATCAAAGCAATCTACTAGAGTCGATCTCTATAAAACCTCTAGGTATTTCGTTTATTCATATATAAGATAATTAATCAGTTTGGGAGGTAATTAATTTCATATGATAAGGGTGATTAATGATGAATGTCATAATACCACACCATATGGTGTGGTTACATTAGATATTGTAAACGTCTTCGCTTAAGATAGTTATGAATAACTCTGTTGGACTCAAGAAGTTTTCGCTATAGAAGTCAAAGAATCCATCTGTCTTAAACATGGATCTATGAAAACCAATAATGTGTACAGTATTGGTATCTTCATATGATACTATTTTAGGGAAATTGTTTCTGAGTTCGTTATTTCTTATACTCCATTTGAAGCGAATATTTTGATTAACTCTTTTAGTATTGGTATAGAGAAGACTATTGATACATTTTACAATGTATTTATTTTCTTTCTCAGTCCATATTTCAAAATGAGGAATAGATTGGAAAGAGTCATCTACTCTTCTACCTAATTTCCAAGAGTTAAAGTAGTTTTCTACTTCTTTATCGTCTACAAATATATTTTTAATTCGTCTATCAAAATATCTAGCCAAATCAATAGGATCGTGTTTATGGGGACGATATTTCAAGAAACGATTACGTTTAAATAGTTTATATCTATCAGGATCTGCTTTTAATAATAATTTATCATGAATACTTAAAGAAGTATTAGGATAATTAGTATAATAGATCCCGTCGAAATTCTTTTTAGTAAGATGTGTTTCTAATAGATCAAGTTTAGCACGAAGATAAGAAAGCATCTTTCTATAATCTTTTGCTTTCATCTTATTATATTTACAGAAAGCTTTCACAAAGTCTTTTCCAGATTGTTTCTTAGAGTTTACAGATGGTAACCATTTAGCTAATTTAGAAGGGTATTTACCATTAGCTACCAATTCTTTATCTCTTTCTAAAGTTTCATTAATGATGGTAAACATCATGTCTTGATAATCTGTGCCTAATAGTACAAAGATATCATCCCATCTGCCATACTTATTGACAATGAGCTTTAAGAGTTTAAAATTGATATATCTTTTATTAGCATCTTGTGCCATCCATCTAAGCATATATCTGAATACATATCGTTCACCTAAACCATAACCACTTGTATGGTCTCGAATAAATAGTAACCAACGTAAGCCTATTTCTTTATCTGCTTCTAATACTCTTTTTAGAGTAGCAGCCAGAATAAATTCATTGGCTAATTCTCCAATGGCTCTAAATACACCAGTGGAATTACCAGAACGATAGTCTTTGATATTTTGTGTAATATCTCCCATTTGTTTGAAAAGATCTTCATGTTCTTCTGCAAATCTTCTAACGCGGAGTTTTTCCATTAGAATCATCCTTTCCTATTTAAAATATAATTTAAAAATCTATTCTTAGCTCAGATATAAGATAATATGCATAGTAAACTGACGTGGAGACCTATATGAGCAATAGGAGTTTACTAAAGTAAAGATACATACCATAAATATTTTTAAATGCTGTTAGAGCTAATTAGACACAAATCAATTTCGATTGACCACACCTAGAGAGTCAATTGAAAGGTAGTTAAGAGGTAACGAAGATCTCTTAATGGAGATCTTCTTATTACCCATGAAAGAAAACCAAAGCACATATATTCTAAAATTATATTAATTGCTGTTCGTGCTTTTCTAAAAATGAATGAATACAAATTTTGTTTGATATCCCAGGATATCTATAAGATATCCTGGTTTACCATGTCGAAATTACATTCCAGGAGCGAAAGTAATGTCTAACCAGAGCTTATTACGATTGTTAAAAAAATGCTGTTAAAGCTCTTTGTAAAGGAATTTGTGTGGAAACTTCACGGCAAACCATGAAGAATCGTAGTTGGATACAGGGTGACTGAGTAGAGGGTTTACTCTCCCTGCATCAATAAAGTGTATATAGGTGTATTAAAATTAATTATTTTACTAGAAATATACAGAATAAGAAATGGTAATTGCTTTTTCTGTATCGATCAATGGTTCATTAGGGAAGTTCAAGATAGTAGCAGGGCGAATATCTTGATATACTTTATTACCATGATCGTCTGTTTTTAACCAAGCTGTACATAAAGAGATTTGATTAATACGTGCATCGTTAAGACCTGTTGTATTAATAAAATAATCACGACAGTCAGATTTAGAAATAGATAACTGCATAGTTACAATTGTTTCAGCATCTTGTGTAGTTACCATATCGTAAATAGAACCATCAATAGGAGTACCGTCAGTTAATTGTTGAATCATACGAGGATCTGAATCGAATCGTTTAAAGTAATAAGAAGTAGCAGTTGTACCTGTCTTCTTACCAAAGTAAACTTTCTTTTCATACTCATTAAGAGATTCACCCGCTGTCAAGTATTGCAATGGTACAATATTTTCTGGAGTAATCCAAGAAGCATATTTTTCTGCATATACTTGAGAGTTTTCTCTACCACAACCACCTTTACCTACACAGAATAAATAAACTCTATTCTTTTCTGTAGTAGTTGTAGTATTGATAGTACCATCTAAGTTAAGAGCTGTATTATAACTAGGAGTGATTTCCACGTTATTGATATCAAACAATGCTCTTGCTAAGAAAGCACCACCAGCAATAGTAAGCATATTATGACGAGTAAAGATTTCTTCACCTGTGTCAGTATAGTATGCTGTAATTTTAGTTTTGAGACGACGACCATCTAAGATTTTATACTTGTCATTATCTCTTTTAATCTTATCAGTTAAGACTAGTTCTTTTTCCATAACCTTTCCTTCCTTAATAATCATTATCTGAAGCTAAGAAGCGTAATTGATATTTCTTGTGGTTAGTTGCAGCTGGAACATTGGCTTCAAGATCTTTTTCTATAACACGTAAGTCAGCATCAATAACCATAGCACCAGAATCAGGACCAAATTCTCTAGGAATTTGAGTACCCCATAATGCTATGAATGTATCTTGGAATTCATTAAATAAATTATCTTTGCTAATATAGTTAGCAATTGATTTCCATTTACCATTTATATTGACTTCAAAACTTATAGATTTAGTTTGATCCCATTTACCTTCACCAGCCATTACTTTACGCTGATCTCCTAAATTATTAATCCCGACTAAGTCGAAACCAGCTAATTTAGGTGGGTTAATATTATCTGAAACAAATCGAAGTTCATCTTCAAACCATGCGTCAATTAAAGGACCGAAGTATTTATCCCGTCCTTGCCATCTACCACCAGAACCGTATAGGATATGTTGACTATTTTCTACCCATCTAGAAAGACCAACTGTAAATGTAGTTGTTACTCTAGCAGCTGGAGTAGGTTTGAATTCTTTGTTTCCTTCAAATCTACCAGTATATTGTGGTAAGAAACCAGTACGTACTTCAAATCCAGGATTGTCTTTTACGGATAATTCTACTTCATATCTACTACCATATGGTATTTGATCTGTTGTTGTACCATCGACAGTTTTGATCAAAGCACCAGTATCTTCATCATAGAATTTAACTTTAATGTGTTGATATTTTCTATCCGTTATAGTAGCATTAAACAACTTAGCTCTAGGTTTTTCTGCAGTAACGTCGATATTATAAGTAACTGTACCAGAATAACCGATTGTATCTGTTTGAACAATATCATCATTTACTGTATAATTAGCATGGTAGTAACCAAAAGTATCACTATTAGTAATTACATACACATCACCAAAGTTAGCTTGGATAATTTGATCAGCTTGAGTAATAGGATAATCGATACCATTCAAATTAACATTCATAGTTTGACGTGTAGGCCATGGATTACGAACATGAATTTGTAATTTCTTTCTAGTAGGCATACCAGCTTCAATAGTTATACTAGGAGAAGTTAATCGTTCCATTGTAGTACTAGGAGCACCAGCTATAAATCCATTATCTGGTTTTACAGCTACTGTAATTAAATCACCATAGTGAGCATCGAATGATTCAGTATATTCTTTACCATTCAATGTAACTACTATAGTTTGGTGATCATCTTGTTCTATATTAACTCTACATACTTTAGTAGTTGCAGGAGTTGCATAGATTACAGTATCGCCTCGAACAATACCTTCTTTATTGTAAATTTCACCAGCATCATAGTTAGGATCCATACTTACAATAGTAGCAGAGTATTGTCTACCTTCTTTAGCTACGAACGAAGTAGTATGATCAGTTCCATCATAACGAACAGTGATTTGTTGTTTATCTGATTGAATTACTTTGATATTGAAATCTCTAGCAATTCTAGAAGCTGTTGCTGTAGCTCTCATATCACCATTTACAGTACCAGTAGAAGGAACGCGAATACCATCTTTATCATATACTAGCAATTTGCCTTGTACATGATTACCTTTACCTTCAATATTTACTTCATATTCAGTTAAATATGGAACTTTGAAAGTTTCAGTATGAGTTACATCATTAACTACGACAGAAATGGTTTGGTCTTCGAATTTATCAATAGTAAATGTAAATTCAGTGAGTTGAGAATCTTCTAAATCAAATATAACATTGTCACTTCTAAACATATCCTTCGCTGGAAGGTTATATTTCAATGGAGATGGATCATAACCCCAATCGGAAGTTATATTAGCTTCATACTTAACACCAACAAATGTTGGAATATTAAAGTATTTATTATCTACACCTTTACCATCTGTACTATCATTACCATTTACTGTATATACTTGATAACCAATGCCATCATCGTCAAAGACTTTAAGTTCAATCTTTTGATGTGTTGGTACATGACCAATAGTAAACTTAGCAGTTTGTCTGATTGGTTCACTAGCAGTGATAATAGTATAATGGTTAATGATACCAGAAGTGATATTAGCTACACCAGGAGTCCAACCAAAATCACTATCTACATCTACAGCAATTCTAGTACCAGCTTTAACTTCAAATGTTTCTGTATGAGTAGCCAATACATTATCAGGATTTTCTGGATCAAATTCATACACTGTGATTGTAGTATGATGTGGTGGTCTAATAACTACACGATAGTTAGTAGAAACAGCAGGAGTTGCTGTAATAGTAAGATCTTTTACTATAATACCTTTATTATAAGAAGGATAACCTGCTTTATATCCATCATCTGGAATAATTTCTACTTCAAATTCATCACCATATTTAGCAAAGAAGTCTTCAGTATAATATTCTCCGTTATGAAAGACTCTAATAGTTTGATTTTGTGTTTGTTGAATATGAACAACGAACTCTTGATCAAACTTAGGATCAGTATTTGAAGATTTAGAAGAAATAGAGATTCTATCATATACTGGAATCTTCTCAAATTTAGATGTATGAATAGCAGATTCATAAGTCACATTCATATCAATATCAAAATACTCTACCTTATTAAGGTTAATAGTCATTTCGATATCATCTATAGGACGAATGAAGTTAATCCGAGGGTCATTATTACTAAATTGAATGAAGTCGCCTTTAGAAATCATAGAAATCTTATAAGATTTAAAGAAGTTTATGATAGTAAAAGCATAATCCATCAAAGAAGTTTCAGATGCACCTGGGAATCTATCAAAGATATGATGGAATTCATAACCACCAAAGTAATTCTCTAATAGATAAGCTACGTTAGATACAGTTTCTGCAATCTTTTCTTTACGAGTACTTCTATCTGTGATAGAAGCAATACGTTTGATACTGTTATAAAGAACAGTATCTTTATCTTTCAAGAAATCAGTGAATGTGGTAGCAGTATGACCATCAGACTTCTTGAAGTAAGTAAGATTGAACTCAGTAATCATCATAGAATCATATAGATCTTTCCAGATCTTATAATATCTATACTTAGTAGCATGACCCATACCATAAGTGATTGTATCATAAACCTTTTTATTGGTTTTATATTGAGTAGTGAACTCTTCTATAGATTTTAATCGTTTCTCTGGGATAAAGAAATCCCATACTGGATACATATCTACAGTTTGTCTAGCTTTAAGAATTTCTTTTTTAAGAGCAGGTAAATCAGCGTGCATATTAAAGCCTTTGATATACATGATCTTAGATGGAGTATCCATAATCTTATCTTCTGTATCTTGATCAAGATAAGCTAAAGCTGTAAGATAAGAGAATACATGACCAATTTTAAATTCTTTTGCTGTAGAGATATTAGGAAGAGCAACAGTTAAGTCTTCTTCTGCAGGGAAATCATCGAATAATAGGTTATAGAAATAAGCTATTTGGAATGACATATCTGCAATATCCATCAAGTAGTTAATAGCAAAGTATTTAGTACGAGCGTAATTAAACTTCTTCTTAAGAATTTGATGTTTAACTTTCTCATGTGCTGTAACCAAATCATCTTCAGCACCTACACCATCCCAGAATACATCTTCTAATGTCATTAAGTCATAAGGTTTGATATTAGACTTAGCCATAATGTCATCTACGAAGTATTCTCTATCTAATGGAACACCAACGAATTTCAAATCGAAGTTCTTATCTACATCTTCTTCAGAAGATTCAAAGATGTAATAAGGGTCGTCTAGATAAATGAATGTAAATGTAAGATTAGGGTACTTCAATACATCATTAGGATTCTTGAATGATAAGTTACCATTTACTATTTCATATAGACTTGGATCTATAACTACACCGTTAGAGCTTACATACCATTTCCAATTATTTTGAATGAAGTTTTCAAATGGAACTGGAATCTTGATTTGTAAATCATTATCAACAGCATCTTCTGTAGTAATAGTTTTATTCTCAATAATAACTCGATTAGCTGCATTGAGCAAATACTTATTATTGAAGAAATAGATAATGGAGAAAGTTTCACCTTTCTTAAAGTTTCTACCTTTAATAGAAACACTTGTATCTGTAAATTTAATATTATTAGGATTTACAATACGGGTTCTATGAGAAACCATAGCACCTTGTAAAGTTGCAAAGTAAGGTGAGAATGGTACATTGATACCAAAGTCAGTTTGACCATCACTAGATACTTCAATTAATTCTTCTGTAACTTTAATGGCTTCGGAAGATTCGATACCGTAAAGATATGAGATATTAATAGTAGTACCAACGTCTGTAATGAGGTTTTTATCTTTAATAGTAAGAGTAGCTGTTTGCTCATTGATAGTATATTGGTTTGGTTCTAGGAACTTGCCATATACATCGACAATTACTTTACCATTCTTAGCAGTAAACCCATCAACTGGGAATTTAAGATTAGGATAAACAGTTTGATCTTTAGCACCAACTTCTAATCGTTGAGTACTCATAGAAATATTAGTAGCCTCAATACCAGCTGGACCGTATCTATAAATAACTTCTACTTTATCTGTCTTTCTAGCACCAATAGCTCTAGAATTAAATGATAAAGTATTATTATAAGCTTGATACCAATCTTGCTCTAACCATTTATCATTGATCTTAACGAAGACTTTATATCCAGTACGGAAATAGTTTTCAATAGGTGGATGAAGTTTAAATTCAATTTGTCTATCTTCATTATGCTCAAGAACTTCTACATGAGTTTTCAATGTAATATCAGAATATACTGCAGCTTCAGCATAAATGAAGTTGAATGTAAGATTAACGCCGTATTGTACCGCATCAGTATCATTTAATTGAATAGTATTTGTATCAATGAATGTATATCTACTAGGAGAAATAAAAGTACCATTATGAGTTAAGAAGAAACCATTACCATTTGCACAGTAGTTAGTAAATGGTTCAGGTACTTTAAATATCTTTCTATCATAATCTTCAGATAATACATCAACTCTAGAGAATTTAGTATTGGAATAATTATTATAGAGGTATAATACAAATACTTCTCTATCTGTAGTACCACCATAAGTTGGTTTGATAGTAATAGTATTCGTTTTAATATCTATATCATAAGCATCTTTTTGTAATGGTTCACCAGCTAAGAATACTATTAAATCATTACCTCTAGAGATATAGTTAGGTGTAGGTGGAGTAAACTTGAACTTATTATGGCTCATCTTAGCTACATCTAATTTCATGAATAATGAATTATCTGTATCTACTTTATTATTACCACCTTTGGTTCTATCATCATAATAGAAGTTGTATCTAATATCAGTAGCACCATTACCTAAACCATTTGGTTTGATTTCTAAATGGTCGTAGTTATTTACATCGTAGTCAGTACCACGAGTAGCTTTAACCCATTTATTATCTCTCTTAAACCATACATCCATTACATTACCTTTTTCAAGGAAGTTTTCAAATGGATATGGAATAGTAAGGTCATTTATCTTACGTTCTACATTGGTTTCTAATAACATATCATTCCAACGAGAATCTTTAGTTACCATTTCTTCATAAACGAAGTTACCCCAACGATCTAGTTGTCTATCTCGAAGGATAAAGTATCTAAAGATAGTAAGATTTTCTACACCAAATAGGTTCACAATATCAAACATACCTCTTGCAGAGGATTTATTATGAATTAATTTATTCAAATTCTTAGCAATACGTTTTTGGTATTTAAGCGGAATGGATTTATAGTATTCCATACCAAACTTTTCAAAGATTGCTTCTACACATGGTCTATCTAACAATTCATATTTAAGGATATTCTCCTGAATCTTAGATAACATCTCTGTCATAGTTAATAATAGAATCAATAGACAGATAAAGTTACAGTAGAAGTCTGAATTGTATTTAAATGCTTCAGAATAAATAGCATATCTTACATAGATACGGTTTTGTTCATAATTATATCTAAATTGCTCAGCAATATTTTCTTCTTCAATTGTAGGTGTGTACAATAATTGGAATCCATATGCTTTACGAGCAGAATATGGAGTAATACCACATTCAATATAGTTAAGATAGTCCGCTTGTGGATAGTCTGTTTTGATTTGTTCTAAAATACCATAAGAGTTAAGTAATTTAGCACCAGATGCTCCTATTTCATGCACATAAGTAGCATTCCATAAGTTTCCATCAGGTAATAGGTATTCATAGTCTCTAAGAGGGATACCATAATCACCAATCTTAGGCAAACCACAAATAGTACGATAATAGTCATTCAATTCTGTATATGTATTGATATAATCTTTCATATACAACTGACGTAAAGGTTCTTTTAAACCTTCTGGTATATCATCGTAGCTATATGCTCTATTTTCTGTACGATTTGTTCTTCTAGTAATGATAAAGTTAGCAAGTTCTGGATCTACTCCAACTTTCAACATTTGATCTTTACTAAATTCGCAAATTTCATATGGTACATTACCTTCGGTACTCATAATAAGCATATCGGCTTGGATTAATGAATCTTCTGTTTCATTGTTATCCGCTTCTTGCTCATTTTTAATTACGGCACCAAAAGCTAATTGTTTTACATAATAAAGTAACTCATCAACGAATGGATTGTTCGAATATGTCTTACTTATTTTATAATTTGCCACAATGTTGACTCCTTTCTTTATATAATGATTATTAGTATGTATAAGCTCCTCGTTTTTTCCAGTATAACATATAGATAATCCCTAAACCCTACCAATTTAATCATTATAGGAGGCTTGCTAAATGCAACACCAAGAATTCATTAACCCTAAAGAGGAGTTCCCTGGGATTTTCACATACGATGATTTTAATCCAAAACTTTGTTCACCAAATTCTCCTTATGAGATTGATTTTTCTCAATCTAAAGAGACTTTGATGGATGTGGATTTATATCGTAAATTCCTATACTCCGCAATTAGTCGGTTCCGCTCTAGTGCCTTCTATAAGCACTATAAAGCACACCTAATTTTTGATTTAGGTTTGGACCGATGTCAATTACATCCACATATCACAGTAACTGGAGAAAAAGAAGTTGCTAGTTTAGAGATGCATCATCATGTATTGACTATCTTTGATATTGCTTACATTATTTGTGAGCATACTCTTAATACATATGGTACTCTTACTTCTTTTGATTTAGCTGAGATGATTCGAATGGAACATGAAGCTCATCGAGTAAATGTGGTAATGCTTTGTAAAACATGTCATGATATTTATCATGATAGATTGGATAATTTCAAAGTTCCATCTTATTTAGGATTTGGTAAATGGTGGGAGCTATTAGATAGATACAAATATGGTATCAGTAAACCTATTGCTGATAAAATCTACTATATGCTCAAGAACGATCTCTATGATCAAAACGGAAACGAAGAAAAAATAATGAAGTTGCTTGAATTACGAGACAATATCGTACAATGGAGCGAGCTCAATAATCATTATTTCGGAACGTAGTAAAATAGCAAAAAATAAAAGAAGATATAGGGATGCTCCATATTGAGCATCCCATATTTTTATCTTATTTCTTATTCTTTTTCATTTCTTGAATGTGCAAGATTAAGTCGGCTGTTTGTTCGCCAACTAATTCCCCTGCTTTGTTAGCTTGTCTGATAGCTACAATCATAAATAACCAAGATGCGATAACTTTTAATACTTTTACTGCTGTTACTTTTTTCATTTTAAATACCTCTTTCTTAAATTTTGGAACGTAGTAAATTGTCTTATTTTTTCTTTTGTTCATTTAATTCAATACAGAATTCGGCAAGCTCTCTACCATAATTCTTGCCAGCTACAAAGATCAAACCTAAAGACAAAAGAACTTTCACTGCTTTGAATACTAATTTCATTTTAAAATCCTCCTAAAATAAAATACATTTTGAGATACAATTTATATCTCTTTCACTATTATAATATATCATTGAAAAATCAGACTATTACAAATTCCACTTCAGGGAACGTAGATAATTATTACATTTTCTACACAATATTAATTTGAATATTATAATTAATTTGGAGGATACAATGAAGAACTTTATAAATAGAATGTTATCTACGTATACTAAGTATGACTTAGTTAGTTTAAATAGAGCTATCAAATATTGGAAACAAGATACTGCTTATAGTATTAAAAGTAAAGTAAACAATACAGGAAAGTTTATTAGAGATCATTTGATTATGGTTTCTATTCTATTAGCTATATTAGCTTTCTTTTCTAGAGAGTATATTATTATTGGAGCTTTGGAAGCTTCTCTTATTATAATTACTTTCTTATATGATATGAGAGAAAAGCAAGCTTTTAAAGAAGAAACTTTCTATATGGGAATTGAAGTTAATGAAGTTAGAATGGAATTAGATAACTTCATAAGCGAATGTCTTGAAGAGTATTTAGTTTATTCATCTTATGATGGATTAAATCAAATATCACCAGATGCTGAAACTAAGATTAGAAATAAAATTGTAGATTTAGTATCTGCTAGAATTTCTCCTACTTTATTTAAAAAGCTTTCTATCAAATATAAAGAAGAATCTGTATATGATGTAATTGCCAATAGAATAAATATTATGGTAATGAATCATGTTATTGCAGTCAATACTAACTTAGATAGAGAACGTATGGAAACTGAAAGAAATAGAGCTCCAAAAGATAATAGATATACTTCTACTATCCAATATCTAAATAACGATAACCAAATTATGTAAAAAATAAAAGAAGATGAGAGTAGCCAATATTGGCTACTCTCTATTGTTCTCTTAAAATACAGGATTATCATCTGAAGTTTCAAAATCTGTACCTAAGATGATATTCAACAATTTAAGATGGGGATTCACACCAGAATTCATACCATCATAAACTGTTTTATTTAACACCGACAAGATAAGAATACGATCAGATGAAGTAATCATCATCTCAGCTAAATCACCACCATTTCTTACGACAGGTTCGCTAAGAATTAGGTATTCGCTAAATTTATTAATTGCTCCATCACCTCTATATACAACAACTGTATTAGACTCTTGGTCATAATAACTTCTCAACATGACATCATCATCAAATGGTTTAGAAACCCAATTGATAATAGAACGTTCTGATGTATGAGGGAGATTAGATCTCCATCTGTTGTATCTTTCGATCATACCTCTATCTAATGTAACTTCAAATTTATAAACCGATGGAATCATCATAATAATACTCTCCTTAATTTTAATAACTAAATTGGAAAATCTTCGCCACCGAAACCGACATTGATTTTAAGTCCGATGATTCTCTTTAAAGTTTCTATACACTTACGATAGTCAGTAAAGATAATACTGCTACCTTGAGCCCATAATAGAATTTCATCAGAGAATGTTATAGGTAATACATAATATCCTCCTGCTTTAAATTCTTTCGGAGCTCCTACACCTAAGAAATTAGAAACTTCTGATAGAGCAGAATTTTTATCTTGGGAGTAAATATATACTCTATCTGAGCTGCCACAATAATAGGCTTTAACTACATAAGTATCAGTTTCATAAACTACATCAGCTCTGAATAGTGTAGTATTAAGATTTGATTTCCAATTATTAAATTTCTTAATAGAGTCTTCTTTGATTTCTATCGAAATCTCTTTTGCTTTAATAATCATAATAGTAATTCTCCTGCCGATTCAAAAGTAGTCCCAATTGTATTATTTAGAACTTTAAAAAAACTTGTATTATCTATAAATTGGTAACTATTATTATACATAACCAACTCTTCTGGTTGTTCAAATTTTATATTCAATAATGACATATCTTCTACCGAACTTAAATCAATAGTACAAAAAGGTTTAAAATTAATAGAGTTATCATTATTATATTTGAAAGTTTTAATAATGAGTTTATAATTATCTTTATCATAGTTCATTCTAAAACCTTCATTAAAATATGTGAATGACATAGCACCCCCATCTGTTTTCTGAATGGCTTCAACTAATTCTCTCAATTTGTCAGCAGATGCATAAGTTATTACAACAGTAAGATCTTTGATTTGTGTACTAAATCCAAGTTCTTTAAGCATAATATTTAATCTCCTTTTCAATTTTATAAAGTTCCATATTAAAAGCTTTATTTAAAACTTCTAATAAATCATGATAGTCATAGAAATAACATTCTCCGTCTCTAACTACGGCTTTAAAAAGGATCGGCAAATCACAAAGCTCGATTCTAATTTTGTCTTCATATTCAAAAATACTAACTTCGAAGTCTTGGAAGAATGAAATTCGTCCGATCTCACCACATAACCTGCTATAAACTTCATCTTCATCTTCGATATACCAAAAATTTATCTCTATACCGTTAGATGATTTGATTTGTAGTCCTGTCTCATCATGATCAACTACTTCTTTTATAAAGTTTTTGAATTTTGTGATATCTTCTCCAGTTAGATCGTTTACAATCTCAGTAATTCCTCTTAATTTAGTCATCATAATATTATTCTCCTTTTAAAAATTAAATAATTTAAAGGTATACACACCTTTCAATAATATAATATACTATTAAAAAATAATATTATTACAAATTTAATGAAAGTACCCATATAACGATGGG